GATTATATACCTTGGTACACCACAGAACGAAATGTCTCTCTACAATACACTACTAGCACGTGGATACGAGATGCGTGTCTGGCCTGCTAGATACCCTAGCCTAGAACGCGCAGAGAAGGCTTATGGAGGCAGGTTAGCTCCTCTGCTGTATGATTCTCTACAAACTAACCTAGAGGCCGTGTATGGGCTTCCTACAGACCCTAAACGATTTGATGATACTGACTTACTGGAGAGAGAACTAAGTTATGGTAGAAGTGGCTTTGCTTTGCAATTTATGTTGGATACTTCACTATCTGATGCAAACAAATACCCCCTTAAATTAAGCGATCTACTTATCTATAGTTGTGACAAAGATACTGCACCTGAGAAGCTAGTCTACGGTATCTTCAAGCCACTACCTGAGCTACCTAATGTAGGACTATCAGGAGACAAGTTCTACGCCCCTGAGGACACTATAGGACGCTCTGAGTACACAGGTAGCATACTTGCAGTTGACCCCTCTGGTAGAGGCTCTGACGAGACTGCATACGCTATTGTAAAGATGCTTAACGGTTTCCTACACGTAGTTGACTGTGGTGGTATTGAAGGTGGCTACTCCTCTGAAACACTACAGCACCTCACTGACCTCGCTAAGATACACAAGGTCAATATGGTGTTGGTTGAGAGTAACTTTGGTGACGGAATGTTTACTGAGTTACTTAAGCCTTACTTAGTTAAGACATATCCAATAACAATAGAAGAAGTAAGACATAGTAAGCAGAAAGAACAAAGGATCATTGATACCCTAGAACCAGTGATGAACCAGCATAGACTTGTAGTAGACCCTAAGGTAATACAAAAAGACTACGATAGTGTACAACATATGCCACCTGACAAGGCTGCTAAGTACATGCTGACCTACCAGATGACTAGGATTACTAAACAAAGAGGGGCATTGGCCCATGACGATAGACTTGACGTTCTTGCTATGGCAGTGCAGTACTGGACAGACCAAATGGCTGCTGACGCAGATACACAAATACAATCAAAGAAAGAAGAACTACTAGATAATGAGCTAGATAAGTTTATGTCTCACCTTAATCTAGGTACTAAAGATACAGGTGAGTCTGGTTGGCTGTCACTATAGGTTTTTCTAAACTGTACCTATAAGGAAGACCCCCTGTTACATATATAGTATATAGTAAGTAGTAAAGTAGGAGTAGACTTAAGGTTACTTATGGTTACTTATAGTGGACTTAGAGTTTATACTCTTACTTGCTTACTTACTAGCTTATAACTAGGTCATTAGAATAAGGCAGTATTGTGTCTTTATTTTAGTAAAAAAATCTGAGAGGGTATATAATAGTTGTAAAGTGCGCGTACCCCCCATGGCGCGTCAAACTATTGACACTTTTAGTCTACCCTAAGTTTCTATGGTCACTCTAAGTCGTCAATAAGTTGACGAAGTTAGGCACCACTAAGACTTTGAGTAGACTTTAAGTAGATTATGAGTGGCTTAAAGTGTTAGGCGTGTCTGTCTTTCTCTATCTATTTTTTTGCTTATATATATACTCTCTCTCGCTTCATTTATTTTTATTTGTTTTTTTTCATTTTGGGGGTTGTGTTTTATTTTCTGGTGTGCCATTATCTAATCATCGAAAGGGCAACGGTGTTAGCGCACAGTCGATAGGGTGAAAGAAAGAGCATTAGCGATACGATCAACCTTGCTAGCCCATTTAATACTTGACTAACTAAAATAACTCAAAGCAACCTAAAGAAACTCAAAGCAACCAAAGAGGATGACATGCTAAACATTATCAGAGATTATCTAGTCGGTACACCTAAGCCAACCTTGCAGGTAGTGCAGCCAATACCAGTCCTGACAACAGACCTTGTGCAGTTTCGGCGTACGACTAAGCGATACGGTAAGATTGGAACCTTTAGCAATAACCAAGGCTATCTCATGTCCAACCGTAACCCTATTAATGGTCAATTTGCAAAGGTTAGATAAATGATTGACAAGCTAGGCTAGTCTGTGGCAGGCTAGTCTAGCAATCAACCAAAGAGGTACAATTATGAAACTCAATCTATTAGGGGTTGGCACTAACGCCAAGACAACTAAGGGTGACGGTAGTGAATACTTAACAGCCATTCTGTATCTTGCACCAGCGGATACAGTGGATGGAATAAACCTTTGTCCTATGGCAGTGCTAGCAGGGTGCAAAGCAGGGTGTCTATATAGTGCTGGTAGGGGTGCTATGAATAGCGTCCAAGTAGCAAGACAGAGAAAGACTATCTTATGGCGTGACAATCGTGGCGAGTTTATCGCACAATTACATGATGACTTGATTAGGTTTCGTAAGTATTGCCTTAAGAAAGGTATAAAGCCAGTAGTCCGATTAAATGGCACTAGCGATATACATTGGGAAAGACACATAGACATGGCTGGCGAGTATCCAGAAATACAATTCTATGACTATACAAAAGACGTAAAACGTGCTAGGAAAGTCTTGCCAAGTAACTATCACCTAACGCTATCTTATAGCGAGGCAAGCCAGCGTTACAGTGACATGGTACTAGATACAATGGACGACACTAACAACATGGCCGTGGTGTTTAGAAGTAAGGACGCTATACCAAAAACTTACAAGGGGTTTACCGTGGTAGACGGTGACAAAGATGACTTAAGGTTTCTTGATCCCAAAGGTGTAGTCGTGGCATTATATGCCAAGGGTAAAGCAAAGCAGGACACTAGTGGATTTGTAATAGGGTAAGGGGCAAGACAATGGAAAACAAAAATATGAATCGTGATGAGGCATTATCTTTTATTCGCTGGGTAGCATATGAATTTAGCACTTGCATTGCTACCAAAGATGAGGCACAAAAACTTGGTGAGGCGATGCGCTTGTTAGAGTTATCAAATTATGACCACGAACTAAGACGCTTTACATAATTTTGAGGGGTAAGGACATGACACCGGAACAGAAAAGAATGATAGAAGATAGGGTAAGAGAAGACGCAGCAACAAAAACCAGAGCTAGGATGCTACATGTTCACAACAATTTAAACCGTGTTCTTTTTAATATCTATGAGATGAACGATGGAATACCTAACATGTGGGTAGCTGATACACATATAATACATGATGCTATAGACACGATAGCAAAAGAGTTTAACTTCAAGCCACAAGTAAATGACAATGGTGATCCTATGGAATATCATCCAGACTGGACGCTAGGATAAGGGGTAAAGAAATGAGTAAGTACATAGACACGGCCTATCCTGACGTAACACAAGACCCTAGGCTGGCTTGTATCCTAAAGCTTATGAAGGCATTGGACGCTAAAGCAGAAAGTGTTGAGTGGGCAGGCAAAGACGCTACAGCCTTAAGGCAACAGCGTAGTAGACTAAAGGCTAGGCATAATGATGGCGCAATATATGAACCACAATTTTGAAGAGGTAAATGAATATGCCGTGGAAACCTGAAGCATCAACCAAGGTGGTGATAGAGTTAGACTTTGATGGTCATTGCAAGGACGACAACGCACTAAAGGAATGTGTGTTTGACTATCTAAACCAGCTAATGAATGATGATGAACTATATTATGAGACTTACCTTTATGGGGTAGACAACGACAACAAGCCTACGCTAAGGCTAGTAGACAATGACTAACTGTAATACATTACTCTGTGTTTACAATCAGTTACAAATACTAGAACCTCAAGACTATTTTGTGGGTTGTGTTCTGTTACTGTATGTGATAGGAGTAGTGGTAGTTTTAATCGTAGCAGTGAAGGGGTAGAGTAATGAAGAATGATCCTATATTTCAAGGCGTAGGGGTACGCACTAAACACACTCACAGTACTTTTAAGTGGACAACCATTGCACCTATGAAGGCTGGTGAAATGTTTGAGTGGCAACCTAGTAAGAAGAAACAAGCCAACAAGAGAAAGAAGGGTAAGAGATAAATGGTGTGGGGTGATCCAGACATGAAGGTGAATAAGGTAGTGACGCATGAAGACTATAGATTGATGGCAGAACATGACATGAATATGATACAAGATGAGGAAGACAGGTACACATGGCTTGCAAGCATCTATCGTAGGGCAGGCGTACAAAAAAGTGATTATCCAATGGACTTGTTTAAGACATGAGGATAACACCAGTAACAAAAGCAATTATGCAATCAAGAAGGAGGCAGACGATGAATAACTACAAGCACCAGCTAAGACGCAACAAGTACGATGATGCCTATATCATGGGATATCACAACGGCTATCACGCCGTGAAGTACGACAACCAGTATGATGAGGATACCTTAGCTGAGTATCACATCAAGTTTAAGATGGGGTATACAGAGGGGAAGTTACTGCGTGTAAAAGAGGAGAGAAAGTCATGAGCATGGGATATGTTAAGTGTCCATACTGTAATAACACAGGGGCTGAAGCCCTGTACGCAGTAGATCAGAGGAAGGAGTGCTTTTGTATTAACTGTCTAGCTGAGTGGACAGAGGAACCAGAAGGAGAAGTAACCACATCACAACAGGGGTGGATGATGGCTCACTATGGTGAGGAGTAGTGGAAGCTTTTGTATGGCTAATGCTTATCGCTATACTAATCACAGGTATACTTGGATACTACACAGACAACGAGAACTTCATAGGACTACAGTTCCTAGTTATGTTGACTATGATAGTAGGAGTACCAGTGCTTTCACTACTAGTATAATACTATATATGTAACAGGGGGGTCTTCTCTTGGGGTACAGTTTAGAAAATCAACTGCAACTTGAACAGGAAATGTTGACTGCAGGTATCAACAGATTTCGTAAGGAAAGAGATGGTGCCATGGCTAAGGGCAGGGAGTCTGCCACCCTACATGGCAGGACTATCATAGCTACTGTCGTATCTGCTACTGCAGATGGTGTAAAGAAACTACAGAACACACCAACAAGTAACAGAGACATAGCTTACAAGAGACTGCAAGACATGGCACCTGACAAGGTAGCATACCTAACGCTTGTGTCTATGGTTGATGGGATCAGCAAGTCTAACACACTAATGAAAGTGGCAAAGGCTATAGGTTCTAACGTAGAGATGCAGGACAGACTTGATAAGTGGATAGCTGCAGAGGGCAGCATAGCAAAGAACACAATCAAGAAAGCCAATGAGAAAGGCATGACTGCCAGACGCTTTGGTCTGACTAACAAGATGAACAAGGATGGGTACAAAGACTTAGCATGGAGTAGTGAAGAACGTATCCATGTAGGACTACGCCTAGTAGATGTAGTCATACAGAACACAGGTGTAGTACGACTAGAGAAACTATCAACAGCAAGGAACAAGACCACTACATTCCTACGCGCAACACCTATCACAGAGGAATGGGTCAAGGCTTTTAATGAACACATGGAGACAGCAAGGCCACGCTGGACACCCTGTATCATACCACCCAAGGACTGGACTGCAGTGTATGGTGGTGGGTATCACGCAGGCTTTTTAGATGATGTGCCTATAATCAGAAGAGGATAAGTTATGAAGGAACACATGACCAAGCTGAAAAAGCGAGACTTATCTCAGGAATTTGACTGCCTTAACACACTGCAGCACACTGCATGGAAAATCAATAGGCCATTGCTGGCGATTGTACGCTCACTGTGGGACAGTGGACAGGAGTGGGGTGGGCTACCAGCCAGAGAGGACAGACCACTGCCTAGCTACCCCTTTAACAAGGAACCAGCAGCTATGGATGAAGAGGAGAGACAACAGTTTAAGAACTGGTCAAAGAAACGCAACGAGATATACACGTTCAACAATAGGACAGTGAGTAAACGTATCCAAGTGGAGCGTACACTACAGATTGGCGAGCAGTACAGTAAGTACGATGAGTTCTACTATGTGTGGCAGAATGACTTCAGGTCACGCAAGTATGCTAGTAGTACCTTCATGTCACCTCAGTCAGCAGACTGGAGCAAAGCCTTGCTGATATTTAGAGATGGTAAGCCTATCAACAATTGGGATGACGCACGTTGGCTTTGTATTCATGGTGCTAACTTGTATGGTAACGACAAGGTAACACTAGACCAGCGTGAGTCATGGGCATGGGATAATGCTGATGAGATCAAGCGAGTGGCTGACAACCCATACGATAACGTGTGGTGGCTGGATGCTGACAAGCCTTACCAATTCTTAGGCTGGTGTCTTGAGTTTACTGGCCTAGTCAGGCAGGGCTGGGGTTTCATATCTCATCTACCTACGTCTGTTGATGGTAGCTGTAATGGACTACAACACCTGTCAGCTATCCTGCGTGATGAGCGTGGTGGTAGGGCTACTAATCTGATACCTGCCACTCTGCCTCAGGATATCTATACTGAGGTAGCAGATGAAGCAATGAGGACAGTCCTAA